AGCGGTGTCCATCTGGTAGATGGTGGAATCCCCCTCCATGCGGACGTAGTAGCCGGTCTGGTCCAGGTTCTCGCTGCCGAAGGTCAGGGTCAGCGTCCCCTCGGTACCGGTGTCGTTCAGGTAGAGAATGGTAACCGTGGCCTGGGGTGCATCAAAGCCGCACAGGGCAGCGGCCTCGTCTGTGGGCTTGTAGTCCACGCATTTGGTGAAGGTCAGCGCCCCCAGCTCCGCCAGCAGAGAGGCGGTGTCCGCGTTGCCGGTGACGTCCTCGCCGCTGGCAGCCCAGGTGACGGTGACCGTCTCCTCCCCGGTCTCCTCGTCGGTGGAGGTCTCCTTGTCGATGGGCCGCAACAGGGTGCTGGCGGCGCCCTCAACGGTGACGGACTGGAGGTTTTCCTCCGTCAGCTGGGGCAGCTCCGGCAGGTCGCACATGTCATAGATGGTCTTGGACATCTCGGTGTACAGGGAGTTGGAGATGATATACACCGGACTCTCCTGTTCGTTCATCAGCATATAGTAGCTGTTGCCGTCCGTAGTGGTGTTGCCCAGGGAGATGGTTAGCGTCCCGCCGTCCGGCTTGGCTGCGGTCAGGGTGGCGAAGGGTTGGTCCAGGCCATAGGCCTCCAGCGTATCGCCCTCTGTAATGGTCTGCTGGGGTTTGAGGTTGGTGAGAAGGGTCAGGATCGACTGGATGGTGGAGTCGTCCAGGGGAAACTCCGGGTCGTCGGACCAGACCCACTTGCCCGCCTCGTCCAGATGGAAGGACAGCGTGGCGCTGCCGTTGTCATAGGTGAGGGACGAATAGGCGGCCTCCGTCTCCGTGATGACGCTGGCGGCGCCCTGGGCGGCGGCCGCCGCCTCGGCGCTGCCGGTCATGAGCCGCAACCGAGCGTTGATGCTGGTGAGCTGGTCGGAGGTGTTTACCAGCCAGCGGACGGACTGCATACCCAAGAAGGTGCCTGCGAGGTTGCGGATCGTACCAAGCAGGGATGTCCCCCGGCTGTTGGTCTGCGTCATCTTCCCCGCAAGTTCTTGCATCTGTACAGCTGTGGCCGCAGCGGCGGTTTCCACATTCATCGTGGAAGCCCGCACATCGTCCAGCATGTTTGCCATCCTCTGCGCTACCTGTAAGCACTGGGTCATGGTGGACGTGAATTTATCCTCCAGAATCAGGGTTTCTCGAATTGCGGCCATGCTCTCACCTCCGATTCGCCCGGTCTTGGGCTTCCTTCTGGTCTCTCATGCTTTTCAGGGCGAACTCGGTCACCAGCCGTTTCTCCCTGGACGGGAGGGCGTCATACCGGGACGGGGCCCAGCCGAGGTTCACGAAGCAGTAATATGCCACCAGCATCTCCGTGTCCCAGCCGGCCCCGTCCATCAGTTTTTTACCTCATCCTCCTGCTCCGCAAAGCCGGACAGCTTCGTAATCTCCTTGACCAGCCGGGCATACTCGCCGGACAGCAGCAATTTACCGGGCACCAGCAGCGGGTCCAGGACGCCGCACCCGTCGCACAGCTCCTTGCCGGAAAAGTCGGGTTCCACCGTGGCGGCCACCACCATGCGGCGGGTGAAATCCACACTGTCCAACTGCTCGATTGTCTGTCCGCCCTCCTTCCGGCGGCGGGTGGCCTGCCGGGTGATGGCGTCGTTCTCCTCCTGGGTCAGCGCCCGGATCTTGAAGGGCACGGGCTTGCCACTTTCGTCCTGAAAGCGGTTGGAGATGACAACCTCCTTCTCCTCCGAGGTAGTGACGGGATGCAGAAATGCGGAAAGCTTACTCATATCGGTTCCTCCTTAATTACCCAGTTGGGCCGGATCGTTGAACGCCTGGAGCCGTGCCACGCGGGTGTAGGCGAAGTTGAAATCATAGTTCAGCATGGTCTCCTCACTGTTCAGAACGGAGAGGGGCACGGTGCCGGTCAGGTGGCATCCGTAATAGGCCATAACCTGGGAGCCCAGTGTCGCCGAAGCGGAATCGGAGTTGGTAATCTGAATATCAAACTCCGGCATAACGCCCGTCTGGATGTACTGGAGCACCATGTCCGTCCACAGGTTGGTGCCGTAGTAGATGTTGCCGGTACCCGTCAGCTTGGCCCCGTTGGGCTTGTCCTGGATGGTGCGGGTGCCAATGACCCGCATATCGCTGCTCTGGATTTCCGCATTGGTGGTGATGTTCCGCATACCGGCCACCACATAGTTCCGGCCCTCTTTGGTAACCACCACGGAGCCCTCCGCGCCGGTGACGGTGTCTTTTGCCAGCAGATAAGCCATATTCGCACCTCCCTCAATTCACGGTGATGGTGACGTAGATCTTCTCCACGCTGTCCACCGGCTGGATCGCCAGGTTGACCACAATGGCGTCAATGGCCTCGCCGGGCTCTACGGTCACGTCCTCGGCCTCAAAGTTCTGAATGCCGTTATTGGCCTGGATGCCCAGCAGATACCCCACGATGGCGCTCTTGAACATCATGCGGCCCTGCTCGTTGTTGTTGACCACGCCGATGTAGCCGTCAGAGAACTGCTGGTAGATGTCGTTGGCGACGGTGTTCAGCAGCCGGATCACCCGGTTCTTGTGATAGGGCCCGGTGATATCGGTGGTATAGGTCACCAGAGAGTTGATATCCTGCTCCACCTTCACCACCCCGTCGTCGGCAAAGAGGACAAACTGGCCGGCAGTCAGGGCGTCGATGTACCCGGAGTTGGTCAGCTTGGGGGACACGTCCACCGCGTTGGGATAGGCGGCGTAGGTCAGGGACTCGTTATACTGGGCCCCAGCCAGGGCCCCGCCGGCCCACCAGGTCACCTGCTGGGGGGTGAGTGCGGTGCCATCACTGAGCACAACGCCGCTCATGATGTTGACCACAAAGCGGTCGTCCGGGTTGGTGAGCCCCGCGGCCACCAGTTGGGTATAAGCCCCCTCCTCCGCCGCCAGGCGCTTCACAAAGGCCACCATCGCGTCCTGCACGGTGGTGTCGGCGCCGTCGTAAATGAGTACGTCGAATTTGTAGGGTTCGATGGCTGCCAGGAAGTCGGTGTAATCGGCGGATGCGGGAGAACCATCGGCGCCGCCGGAGAGCGCCTTTCCCACCGTGGCGGCCAGGGCTCCGGTACCACTCCAGGCCACCCAGTCGTTGGCGGATAGCTCCTCCACCGTCTTTGCGGTCTGCTGGTCCACAATCTCCCCGCCCACCACCGTGGACACGGCGAAAGCATCCTCCGGGTCAGTCAGCTCGGTAATGACGATGGAGATATCGTTGCCCCGAACCCCGGGATACTTTGCGGTGGCCGTCAGGGGCGAAACCTCTGCGCTTGCCTGCTTCTGCCCGGTGGCCCCCAGGCGGTAGAGCAGCAGCTTATTGGGGGCCGCCGTCCGGTTGGTGCCCTTGAAGATCTCGTTGAGGAACCGGTTCTTGGGATTGGTGATGTCATACCCGGTGTAGGGGGTCATATTGGCCCCGGCCTCGATCTCCTGCACCGTCTCCACCGGGCCCCAGCTCATGGCCTCCGCGATGGCTACCACGCCCCGGTCGCTGACCGTGAGCCCCAGCCCCCGGTCCGAGGTAAACCGGATGTATACGCCGGGCCGAATCTTGTTCTGGTTCGTCCAGGTGCCTCCTGCCATGTCAATCACGCTCCTTGTCTTTGAAGAATGCCTTGACCGCCCTCTCGGCCTCGGCGATGGTGTACTCACTCTTGCACAGGACTGCCCCGAGGAAGTCCTGCTGGTACTTGGCAAAGCGGGGGGCCCTCAAAAGAACCTCGCGCTTGAATTTTTTGGCGCTCAATTTTTGACCTCCTCGTCGTAGTCCATCGTCTGCATCTTGACATACTCCTCCGGGATGCTCACCCGCTCCAGAAGCTCGAAGCGATAGTGCAGGGCGTCCAGATCTACGCGCCATTCCCGTTCATGGGCCCGCAGCAGGATGGTTCCCGCCGTCTCCCCGTCGGAATAAGGAAATGTCTCCATCAGCAGATCCAGGGTCTCCCCCGCGCGCTGATACCGCTGTTGCAGATCGGGCAGGTTGTAATCCTCCAGATAGGTGAGGTCAAGCCCCAGCCTCCGCCTCCAGAGCCCGCCGGTCTCCAGGGTTGTATAGTTGTAACGGGTCTGGAGAAACATGCAGGGCGGAATACTGCCTTGCTGGTTGGGGTCTTCGTAGAAGGCCACACTTGGGAAGCAGGGGGCCAGGTAGTCCGCCAAGGATTTGGCGATGGTGGTTACAGTCAGGTTCATTCCATCAGCTCCTCCAATCCCTTCAACTCCTCCCGCAGTACCCGGCGGTACTCCTCCACCGCCTTGTCTACCATGAACAGGCCGGGGACATAGGCCGTCCGGGTACCTACCACGATACCGCCCGTTCCGTCTGGGTTAAATTCCAGCAGCCCGGAGCCCGGATTGATGACCAGCCCAGGCACAAAGTGGCGGTCCATCCGGTGCCCGTCGTTGACAAAGGAGGCGTACTGCTTGTCGTTGTTGAGCTCCGACACATAGCTGTCCCCCTGCCGTACCGGCCTGGGACGGCTGGCGGTGGCCCAGTGCCGC